TTAGAGATGAGGAGAAGATTACTAAGAAATCTAAGCGATACTTAGAGAATGAAAGCCATCACTATTGGAAGAAAGACTAGACAAGGTATAGTATAATATATAAAACATTTACAAATTAAATCTTGAAGGAGATTACAATGACACAACAACAAACACAAACATTCGTAGAACCAGCAGAAATTTTAAGCTGCGCAGACATGGGTAACCAATGGAAGATTAATCTTAAATGGAGTAATCCAGAGATCAATCCAAAAGGTTTTGCATCTGATAGCTACATGACTAAGAGCATAGAAGATAAGATACCATTTGAGAAAGGACACTATGCAATCACAGTATCTAAAGGTAAGTTAAAGAAACCAGAGTTTGATGGAACTAAGTTATGGATGTATTGGTTAACAACTCATGCAGTAAGAACACCTGCCGAACAAGACGCTTTATCACAAGACAGTCAACCACAGGTAGCAGATGAAGGAGAGTTGTTTCCAACAGAAACTACACCACAACCTACACACTTTGAGAAGATACAATCAAATAAAGATATGATTATCTTTGAACAGGTTATCTATAAGGGAGCAGTTGATGTAGTAGTTGCACAGATTAATCAAGGAGTTACATACAAAGATGTTGGACAAGCTATACTTGATCTGAACAATCAGATTAAAGCTGGTTTGTTTAGTGATTGATAAGTCAGACGAGTACGAGGAGCAGTCAGAAAAANATTNCNAAGATACCATGAGAGAAAGACAAGCTCTNATATCTTCAAACGAAATGATAAATTTTTATAGACGAATCCCTATTCAGATGGCAAAGAAAAGACCAGACTTGTGGGATGTAGCTAACGAACTAAGCGAGTTTACTTTAGAGATACTAATACAATGGATTAAGAAACATGATCTTAATAGGAAGGTACAATTTTGGACACCTTATGTATTACCTACTCTAGAAAAAAAATTAAAAACATATCGCAAAGGTACTTCCCAAAAGTCTATGGCTTATGACAAAATAAAAAATCAATTTACTGTAGAAGAGTTAGCAGAGAAACATACAGACTTAGGTCGAGTATCTGGAGGCAAACGATCTGGAGTCTGTCCACTACACATGGACACAGACCCTAGCTTTACTGTTTACCTAGATACAAATAGTTTCTACTGCTTTGGATGTCACAAGGGTGGGGATGTAATAACATTATTCTACGCATTAAAGGAGATGAATAAATGAATGAAAGCACAGACAATTTAATGAGTGAGATTGAACAGGCTATCAATGATGTGCAAGTATCAACACTAGATCTAGCTCCAGAAATTACACAGTTAAGCAGAAACAATATTATCTTTTGGTATGAGAACTATGGATTAAGGATGGAGTTGCTTGAGATCATACAGGATTCAAGGACTCGTAGTCCATCAGCAGAAGTGATAGTACAAGTTAGTAAGAAACACTACCCTAATATAAGAAACGAAACTATCTACAGGACTAGACTTAATCTTATATCTATACAATCTAAGACTAAGTTTGTTAATGAAATGAAAAGATTGATACCACCTATAGAATGGAAAGATGTAGTAGAGAATATAACAGAGGAAACTTTGTCTAGGTATAGAGAAGGTAACGAAGTTATGAAGATAGGGAGCATACAGGATGAGGGTATGCCATCATACCAAGCCTTCCCTATTATAAGAAGTGATGGTGTCAACATATTGTTTGGACAGGGAGCGCAAGGTAAGTCATACATCTCTACCTTTATATGTATGCTAGTACAGAGTGGCATGGATCATGCTGGAATAGTTACTGAGCAAGGTAATGTATTGTACTTAGATTGGGAGGACTCATGGCAATCAGTTAACAGAAGGGTAATGGCATTAAAAAAAGGAAACAATGACACACTACATGACATAGACCATGTTGATATGTCTGGAACTACAATAGATACAGAGATGTCAAACATAATTAGAATGGTAGAAGANAGAGATATATCTTTAGTAGTTATTGACAGCTTTGGTATGGCAGTAGGAGGTAATCAGAATGAAGGAGATTATGTTAAGGGTGTGATGAGTAGCCTTAATGAATTGAAAGCATCAGTATTAGTTATAGATCATGTGTCTAAAGAGAANGGNGATACACCTATAGGTTCTAACTATAAGCAGACTAGTGCTAGGAATGTATGGAAGATAGACAAGAGTCAGAACTTAGGAGCAAACATAGTAGAGGTAGGNTTGTATCATACTAAAGCAAACAACTCTAAACTNTTTGCGCCTGTAGGATTAAGGCTGGAGTTTATTAATGATATGTATGACCAAACAGACAGGGTATTAATATCTCCTATAGATGTAGAAAATAGTGATGCTCTGGCAGATCAGTTACCTGTAGCAAAGAAGATAGAGAGAGCATTAAAAGAATCTCCTATGACAGTAGAGCAACTGATTACTTATACAGGNAGCAGTATCAATACNGTAAGGACTACACTATCAAGAAACAATCATAAGTTTGAACGAATAGAAAGAAATACATATCAATTAAACCCTAAATATTACGGAGGAATGAATGAGTAGATCAGATGAGAAAATAAAATACGAACCGATAAAGACATGGAAGGAGGCAAGACCTAACGAAAAATTAATTAACTGTCCTACTGATGACCCTATACTTAAACTTGTAGGAGCTATACTAACTGTAGCATACGAAGATGAGGGAGCTAATTACTTTTCGGATACTTGCAGAAGACATGATAATTCTTATTGTGGTTCTTTCTGGACAGATGTAGCTGGACTTGATACAGGGTATATCAAAAGGAAGGCAGAAGAAGTATACTTAGAATATGGAAGTAAGAAAAATAGAAAAAGAAAAAACAAATTTAAGAAGGAGAGAATATAAATTAATATTCTACGATGTACCACCAGCAGAGATCAGAGGTAACACGAGAGCGCATTGGAGAACCATGCGAAGAATCAACAGAGAGAGAAGAGATACTGCTAAGTGGTTAACTATAGATGCTATAGGTACAATTNACTTTATACCTATGGAGAAAGCAGAAGTGTTCTACCATTTCTATAACAACAGGGAAATAGATTTAGATAACTTGATATACGGAATGAAGTCTACTCTGGATGGCATAGTAGATAGTGGAATACTTATAGATGATAAACCATCTAACATGGAACTAAGAGTAAAGTTTACTAAATCAGACAAACAAAACATTAAAACATTAGTATATATAAAGGAGATAGAATGAATGAGATATTTAAAATAGTAGGGCAGGCAGTAATGGTCATGGAAGATTTGGGTGTGGTCATTAAGTACGAAGGTACTAAGGTACTTTTAGAAATAGATGACGAGGTTGACCAGCATAAAATGTCGGAAGTATCACAGGTATTACAGGAACATCAAGACGAATCTAAAATATTTTTTGAGAAACTAAGATGGTTAAGAAACAGGCAGAAAGAATTAAACATAGAAGGAGANNGATTGNTAANTNACTACAAAGACTTTTCTCCTATGTACGAAAACAAATTAGACAAATGGTGTGACCAAGAAAAGTTTTTACGGAGTAACTACGATTACACATACTGCATCAAAGGCGCTACTAAAAGTTGTCATGGTACGATTACCTTCCGAACAGTAGTTAAGTGTGACTATTGCCTAAAAGAAAGCGAGAATAGGGTAGATATATCTAACATTATAAATCAATTACCAGATTATCTTAAGGAATATTTTTAATGCAGGAAAATTTAGATGTTAAAATATTCTTATTTGTATGCTTGTTAATATGGGTAGCATACATAGTAAGAGAAATAAAAATTGTTATTCTTAATTAAATTTTTCCTTTGATAGCATAAACTATTTGCCAAAGCTGTTTCATAATCATGCTCCGTTCTTTAGTAGTTAACTTCTTATCCTTCCCACTTTCCTCTACAATCTCCAGAAGTTTAATTACCTCTCCGATAACATGACCATACTGCTTTACTAAGTTATATGCTTGCATGAGATTCTTCATCTCTTACCTCCATAGTATTCTACTGCATGACCTTCGTGAACTAAAATTTTATTAACACTATCCCACTTGTCATTGTGTGTGGATTTAATTAATATCTCTCCTAATACTCTGCCATACTTACCTTTGTCATGGCTGATTAATCTAGTTTCTCTTTCTCTTATAAGTTCTTTAAACCTAGCTTTAGCCTGTAGTCCTCTGTATTTTTCTTCTTTATCCCTAGTCCTAGACTCTGGCGCATTGATACCATGTAGCCTTACTCGTGCCTTGTGCATTATCTTAAACCCAAGATCAATAGTAACATCACAAGTATCTCCATCTACCACACGAGTTACTTCGCAATCATAAGTAAACATTAATCTGCCTCCAAGACCTTCATGCCTAGTGCAATCAGTCCACCTATAGTAGCTGTTGCTACTTCTACATATCCTACTTTCAAAGCATATACTGCTATAACTCCAAGTATAATTATTGCTACTAAAATTTGAGGGCGTATTTTTGCAATCCAATTCATTTCTTACCTCCATTGAATATATCTTTAACATCATCTAGTTTGTTGAGTGTTTTATCTTCCAAGCCAGAATGCTTGAACCAATACTGTACGAGATAACTTACTGTAGTAGTAAGTATGATAGTGCTTAATGCTATCTTTAATTTCTTTTTCAAATGTCCTCCATCTTTTAGGGAGAGGTAAAAAAGTTAGGTGTTGCTATCAACTATTATCATAGGAACTAAAACCCTCTCCCATTAATTTTTATTGTGTAGTTGGCTCGGCTATGCTGACTTCTACGTTTCCTGTCACGTTCCATACCTGTGCTGTCACAGTTGTAGCTATAGTAAATTCTTTAGAGTCAAAGCCATTTCCCTGTCCTACTTCATTTAATTTTATATTCAATGTCCCAATGTCCATTTGCCGAAAAGTGCAACTGCCCCCCTTAGTCCATAAGTTAGACAGTATAAGTTTATCTACCTTTCCATTGACACCAGAGTTAGGAGCATCAAGCCAAATTCTGTCGTATGTACCACCTCTAGTGATCATAGCAGATGCTTGATGATGTCCACCACCTATTGCTCTCATTCTGGATGTACCTGCTGTCTGAGATATAGACTGTCCATCACTTGCATTACCAATAACATTTATTGTGTGTGCATTTATATCAGAAAAATCCATGCTCTTACAGCGTGATTTTTCTATGGTTAATTCTCCTATGTGGATTCTAGTAGCTGTGCCACCAGACACATCTGTTCCCTCTACTAATACTGCTTCAGTTTTACCACTAGGTAAAGTAGACGAGGTGTATGCTGTACCTATTGTGACATCATAAATCCCTATCTCACTTACAGGTGTTGATGCTAATACAATTCTAAGCGTATTGTCTTCTTTGTTTTCTTTTCTAAACATCATAGCTGACTCAAGAGTTTCTGAAGGTATATTGTTAGGAGCTGCATATATTCCAGCATCTCCATTAGTAAAGTTTCTTTCTGCTAGTATAGTTTCGTTTACAACTACACCACCACCAACAGAACCACCTACTGTCAATAAACCTAATGCCATCTGGGGACTGAATCCCATAGCACGAAGTAATGTGTAAGGAGATTTAGCTATGTTGAATGCTGTTCTCCACTTCTTACTTTCGCTGTTAAGGTATTCTACTTTGTCAAATAACCAATCCCTTCCTGCTCTTAACTTTCTGTATGTTTTTACAGGCGCATTTAATATAGCTCTTGGACTAGCTTTGATTGCACGGATTAATTTACCTATACTTCTTATATGTATAACTAACCCTAATGCAATTAATCCACTTGATATACCATAGTTATAGTATTGCAATGATTGCCACCATTGCACATCTTTATAAAGAGATTCAAGTGTATAGTATCCTACTTGTAGTTGAGGATAGTATTCAGCTATGTATGGCGTGGGATTTATATAACTAGCAAATGCTAATGTACCACCACCAATGATAGTAACCATTGTAAAAGTATTTAAGATAGATTTCCCAATACCTTTTAAGATTTTTTTTATATTAGGTCTTTTAAATTTTATTCTCATGTTCATATTATATACCCTATTATTGAAATAATTGCAAGTACAATAGTTAGTATTACTATTGTACCACGAATTTTGAATAGTGATTTACTGAATTGATTTTTGGCATCAATCAACTGCAACTTAATAGAGTTGATGTGCCGTTCTAATAATTCCAGATCTTCTTCTGTGATTTCTTTCTTCGGCTTCATAGCGAAACCTCCTTAGAATTAAGGCTTAGTGTATTTGTCTTTTACCTTTTTGATCTCTGCCTTCCAAGCATCAAGACCATTGTGGTAAATATAATCTAACTGATCTGGTATATCCCCTACAGCTTTTATGTATTCAGATTTTCTGATCTCTTTATAGTCAGCATGGCTACCACCATCACTTACTATTGTATCTCTAGCATCTTGTGCTGCTGCATTAGTTGCCCACTCATCTATCTGAGCATCATACTCTGAGTCACTTAGTTTTATTCTTACACCATTAACATTCTTATAAAGCTCTGCATTATCTGATTTAAGCTGTGTTACATGTTCTTCTTTTGTTGCCATAATTTACTCCTTATACCATTGCATATATATAAAATTTTCCTGCTGAAATATTACCATCATTAGGAGTTAATATAATTCCGTCATACCCTGCTCCTGTTAATACTCCACCTATTCTATCTAGCATCCACGCATCATCTGCGTCATCATACCACACCCCTGCATTTACTTGAACACTTTGATAAAAATCAGTAGTTATATGTTCTACTGTTGGAAAAATATCATAAACACCATGAAGTGCCTGTCGTGTAACATTTGTTCCAATATGATTTACATCTAACATATTGTAATCTGCCGAACCATTTGATTCAACAAAAGTTGTTTCTCCACTTTCAAGATTTCCTTTATACCCTGCAAATTTCATGTTGTTTGGATCAGCTAAGGTAGAACCACCCGATCTTCTTCTAAAATGAACAGTTGTATCTGCATCATCTACCTGCAACCCAACTATTATAAGTTTATAGTGTGTAGTTTCTCCATTAAAAACTCCATCAAATGTAACATTTGCAACATCTCCTGTAAGTTCTGCCTTTGCTATTAATACAGGATTAGCTGCATTACTTTTGCCATAATATTTCATTAGTCATTTACTCCGTATATTTTTATAGTTCCACTTTCCCAATTACCACTACTCCAATACCATTTAATTCCTGTCATTACAGTTGCATCATTGTAAGCTACTGCCCCCATCATTGATCTTGTTACTGTATCTTGCATTTGAAAAAAACTTCTAAAGTTCATAAATTTTGGTGTGTTAGAAGTAATAGGGTCAAGATAAGCAATAAAATTTCCTGCTTCGGGATCATTAGTTCCTACATTATTTAATACTAAACCAACTGTTTGGTCATCTGCATGACCACTCCTTGAACCACTTGCCAAGTTTGCATCAGAACTAAAAAATGCACTTACATAATCAACATCAGAGTTTAGTCCACTAGCATCTCTGTATTGAAATATTAAATTCTTTTGGTCTGTTGAAGGTCTGCAATCTGTTCCTGTAATTACATATCTTTTGTAGTCACTAGTAAAAACATCTGTAAAATCTAAGGCAGAATCTCCATCTGATGCTGTCATTTGTGCTACCTTTGCCCAACCTTGTCCTTTAATTGCTCCACCAATGTAATTAGAATCTACCCAATTATCTGTATGCCTTCGCTTTAAAGATCTTAAAGGATTAATTTTGTCAGCTAATTTATACACTCGTATAGATACATTGTTAATCTGCTGACCACCTGTATTTGCATCACATACAAACTCAATACCTTCTGCTGCTGTAGCAGAAGTATTTAATCTGCTGCCAACTCCAAACACACTTACATAAACTTCGTCATCGCCTGTGTGATAATAACCACTATGATATGCCATTTTTTCCTGTGAAGTGTTAGGTACACACCACATTTCAACATTACCATGTTCGTCACTAGCATTTCCAACTCCACCTATTAAGTTTACATAAGCACTTCTGTTTGCTGCATAGACTCCACCTGTACTGCCACCACCACCACTATATCCATACCTTCCGCCTTCATGGTAGTTAGTTATAGATATAGCATTGTCACTACCATCTAACCATCTGTATTGCAAACTTCGTTGGTTATTTTTAGGTCTGAAATCCATGATGTTAATAAAGTACATAGTTTCAGATTCAAAAATACCTGTTAATGTAATACTAGAAGTATTACTTGTTACATCAGAAGATGCTACAAGAGTAGCTCCTTCTAATGGGTGTGTTCCTAAGTAATTCATATTACTCCTTACGCATCATCAAATATTTCCCATGACACAAACATCTCTAAGTCGTTGTTTGATGCTCCTCCACCTGCTGTCATCACATCTGATTCCATCATATAGATTGGATTGTCAATGATCTGAACAGTAGTGTTAGCTGGGATAGATACAGAAGTAGTTAAGTTTGGTGTAGCTAAAGCATTACTTCCTAATGTCGTGCCTACTCCACTTGTTCCTATACCTGTGAAAGCAATAGTAAAAGTTTCATCTGACGCTTGTGTATTACAAACATATATTGAATTTATCTTTATTGCTTTATCTGCTGCTACAGTTATTATAGCTTCAGCAGTAGATTGTACTTGAAACCCTGCGTTCTGAAAGTATATTGAACTTACACTTGTTATATCTGGATTTGCCATATTGTCCTCTCTTTAAAATATTATTGAATAAGCTAATGCTTTTCCTGCTGATATACCACCTGCTGCTGCTGCTGCCCATGCTGTATCAGTACCATCACTTGTTAAAACATAATTAGCAGAACCTACTGCTAATGCTGAAGGGTTGCCACTTGCATCTCCTACAATAAGTTTACCTCTTGCTAACCCTGCCATCTTAGCTAGGGTTACTTGGTCGTCTGCAATGTGCGCTGTATCAATAGAGCCATCTGTATAATGTTCACTATTAATTGCATCATCTGCAATCTTAGCATTGGTTACTGCATCTGCTCCTATCAAAGCAGTAGTAACTGCTCCGTCTGCTATCAATGCAGATGTAATAGCATCATCAGCTATCAATGCTGTAGTAATAGCATCGTCTGCAATCAAAGCACTTGTGATAGCATCGTCTGCTATTAACGCAGAAGTTATTGCATCATCAGCTATTAAGGCAGATGTGATAGCATCGTCTGCTATATGTTCACTACCTATTGCATCATCAGCTATCTTAGCTCCTGTAATAGCATCTGCTGCTATCATTCCTGTTTCTACAGAAGTACCAGCTATAGTAACTGCTCCATTAGAAGCCATTGTTATATCGCCACTAATTGCTACAGGGTTAAAGTTTGTGCCGTCAGCTACAAGAACATGACCACTTGTGTTAGTTCCCATAACTAAGTCATCTCCTGTTATAGTTAAATCTCCTGCTATAGCTACACTAGATCCTGTAAAAGTAAGAGCTGTTGTAGTACCAGATTTGATTATTAAGTTACCACTATTGTTAGTAGCTGATCCAAATGTAGTACCACCATCTTTAAAAAATATGTCTGCTCCGTCTGCATCTAAAGATATATCTCCAGATACATCTAGTGTCATGTCAGTTACTCCTGCTGTAGTAGCATTGATAGTAAAAACATCTGTCATAGTTCCTGCTACTGACACGCCAAATCTAATCTGCCCATCTTCTGAGCCATTAGAAACATCAACTGCTTCCGCTGTCATACGAGCAAACTCATGTATGTTTCCACCATCGTCATTAAGTTCAAACGAAATGTATATTTCATCTCCGTCTGCTCTTGTAGTATTTCTATTAGCAAAGGTTGCTACTTTGTTACTAGCATTNTTAGTTGTATTAGCTACAAGTAATCCACCTTGTGTATTGCCTGTATCATTTCTTATATCTAATTCTTCTATCTGTAACTTGTCGTTACCTCTTCTATATCTAATAGAAGAACCAGAAGTTATTTTTACATCATATCCAGATGCGTGTTCTGTGGTTGTACTTAACGCCCAATACCCATTCGAGTCTGTTGTGCTTGCACTTCCTACTGTAGTAGTTGTGTCAGCTTGAAATAACTGTACACTTGCTCCACTAACAGCAGTTCCGTCATCTTTAAATACATATCCTGCTTGATATATTGTTGCCATTTATCTTCCTCCTCCTAACTTGGAGTGATCTTTATAATTTAATGCCTGTCTAACATAGTAGTCTACATCTCTATAGATATCATTCTCGTCTATAAATATTAAACTTATTCCTTGCCCTGCCATTTGCGCTCTAATAAACACATCATTTTGTGATATAGTAGACCCCATACCATAATGATAATACTCTCCTTGAACATTAATTGCAAGGTCTGGTGGGTCATAGAAAAAGAAATCTAACACTACTCCACCTTTGCTCATTCTACCACCTAGCAAAGAAGTCTGGTAGTCAAATTCATTACCATCTCTTAATCTAAATGTAGTAGTTAAAGAGTTATAAACCATGTATTCTGGCAAACTTCCAGACCACTCTGGTGGCGCTTCTACATTTGTATATGCTCTTGGACTTACCATATCACGGCTCTGTTAATAGTAATTGAGTTGATCCTCTTTCGTCATACGCTGTATGCTCCAACCCTTGAGCTGAAGTTATATCAACATAATAATTTCTGTTAGTAGACGAGTCATCTCTGTAAGTAAACTCTAATAAGGTATTGCTTTGTATAGCAGATAATATATTAGACCTCATATCTTTAGGAGTTTTTCCTTTGTATCCTTTGTTCATATCTATATTGACAGACCATCCAAACTTAGAATCTAGTTTCTTTCTGTATATTAAAGTTAAGTTAACTAAATCTGGAGATGCATTTACTGTATTAGTAGCAAGAGTTATTTTAAACTGTATTGCTCTGAACGCAGTACCCAAGCCACTACCAAATGTATATGTAGTTGTACCATCAGTAGTAATAGTTCCCATAGTAGTATAAGTTTCAGAGTAATCTAAAGCATACTCTACTTTTATAGTTTGGTTAGAAGTACAGTCATCTGTTTCTACTTTAAGTTCAAGTGCAAGTTTATCTACTTCTACTTGATCTGCGCTAAAGTGTGGCGTGTAATGTATGCCGTCTACACTATCCTCATAGTCATAGTTAACTACTTGGTTAGGGTTAATAACATCTGATTGTAATTGCTGGTAGTATAACTCTCCGTCAAATCCCCAATACATTCTGTAAGCATTGGTACTACCCAAGTTTCCTCCTACATCAGTAACAAATCCTGCTGTAATCTTCTTGCCTTGAGCTGATCCAGAGGCTGTCCACTTAACTTCCCATCCTGTTTCATTCCATCCTAGTATTGCACTAAATCCTGTAGTGTCATCTATCACAGAGCTTTCATTACCACTAGCAAACATATCTACATTAGAAGGTGTAAGTGTACCATCTACTAATGCTATCAAATCATTGTGTGTTCCTAGCAACTGTGCTATAGAACCTCTGTTTTCTGAAGGCAATCCATCATCTCTGTCAGCTCCAACTACGCTTACTACAGCAGAGTTAGAACCATTGATGTACTTGTATATTCCAAGACCTGCTGGTATGTATACAGAATCTCTCCATCTAATAGTACCCTTACCATTCTCGTTGTGGAAAGGTAAAGCTAATTGTGTTGCTACAAATTTACCTTCACTAAAATCGTGAGCATACAATCCTTCTTTGGTCATAGCATATATAACAGGATTACCACTAGCATTTCTAGCTACAAATAAATCAGTTACATATCCGTCTGGCAATGGTAGCTTTGCATCTAGCACTTCTGTTGCCAAATCTAATGAGTACCACAGTTGACCTGTGTTATCTATTCCCCAAACTTTGTCATCCCAAAATGTAAGAAATTTAGTATCTCTTGTTCTGTCTGTAAAACTGCTAGCATCACTTGTAATTGTGTAGCCTGTTGTGTGTGCTACTACCAAATACAATGTTCCACCAATTCTAACTTCTAACGCATCTGTTGCTTGTGCAGGCAATGTATCTAATGCACTACCAAACCCATCGTTACCAGAATTAAACTTGTAAACTTTTTATTAGAATATACACAATATAGTTCTCCACTAAACTCTTGTATAATATCTAATGATTCTCCTGTAGTGTCCGAATTGGATACACCACCTCTTGTCTTTGCTGGTAATACTAGGTGTCTTTTGTAGCGTAAGCTACAGGTACTCCACCACGCTCTGTCTGCATCTTTTGCTCCCTCCATTCTCTCTACACCTATACCACCCCTAAAATCAGACCAAGATATTACGCTTGCTCGAATCTGAGAATCACGAGTGGTATCGCCAATAACAACCTTTGCAGGGTAGATGGAGGCTAACACCTGCTGTACAGGTCTAGTTATTGGGTAATAATTTCCGTTAAGATATACTTCATTTTTTTTNATAACTTTATTAGCCATTACCTAACTAGCCTCGCATTAGTTAGAAATGGTAAGTCATTCTTTGCTTGTTCAGATTTAGCAAACCAAAACGCAGCAAGGTTTCTCATAGAGTCTATGTCTGCATCTGGTCTTAGTGATCCTGCCTGTGCAGATAATGCAGTAGCATACGCTACTATAAATCTTTCTGGTACTTCTGTTGTATCAGAATCAGCAGATAATTCAGCAGGCTCATCTCCACCAACTAACTTAATTAGCGAATACCCTACCTCTGCTCTGCCACCATCTGTTAAAACTAAATCTTGTGTACTAGCTCCTTGCTCTCCTTCCTTATCTATTCTCCATTGATATCTAGGAAGTTTAGTCCATGTTGCTGTGTCATTCTTTACTGCTTTAATATCATCTAAGTGTACAGTACAAGCTCCTAAGTCAGAGTCATACTCTAATCCTACAGATATAATAGCTGTGTCTGTGTGAGGATTACTTAACGCTACCCTACAATACTTCCATGTGCTAGCAGTTAATGCTGGTACATTTAAAGTTTCTATAGGACTAGCACAACTAGCAGAGTCGTCTAATAATATCTTAAGATTCCCTGCGCTTGTTGCTACTGTAGACTTAATCCAAAACTCTATAAAATCATACTTGGCTAAGTTAACAGAAGTTATAGAATCTGTAGCTATATCTCCTGCCGAAGCTCCTACTGCTATAACAAACTTGTTAGAAGCAGACCCTCTCTTGTAATCTTCTGTGTCTACGCTGACAGTAAAGTCACTATCAACTGTTTCATCAAATACTGAATCACAACTAAGTAATTCTTTTGAAGTAAATTTATTCCTGTAATACACATCCTGTATCATAGCAATCTCTGAAGGTATCTCTAGCCTTGCATTTATTCTGTCTGTATGCAGATCAACATTTTCTTCTGGATCAAAATACTTTCCTGTTATTTCCCATATAGATTGGTTGATAAACTCATCTACTATCTGTGGGTCAAACTGATCCTTCCATAGTTCGTAAGTTACGCTACCTGCAACTGATGCTCCAAGTGCAGCAAATGTCATAGTGCCTGTAGAAGATGCGTAGTCTGTTATTCTTCTAACAGAACCATCGTTATCTCCAGATGTAAATCGTATATAACTTCCTATATACTCATCATCTCCACCAAACAATGTAGCATCTAACGCAGTAGTAGTAGAACCACTACCAGATGTAGTACCTGTTAGCATCTTGCCTAAGTTTCTACCTATAGCTTTTCTTAAATCTTCTCTAGTTTTACCTTGTGTTACTGCCATGTGTTACCTCTTCTTAGCTGTTCGTTTAGATTTTCTAAATGCAGCAGCAGTTGGTCTGCCTTTCTGCCCTTTCTTTCTCATGGTTTCTTTAGAGCCAGCTTTAATTCTTTTTCTTTTAGCGTGTATGTTTGCATACAAACCTTTTTTCTTAGCCATTACCACTTCACTTTGTTTGCCCAATACGCAGCACTCATGTTTCCACGAGCTATATTTTTTGCGTGTCGAGCTTTGAATGATTTTCTTCTTGCTTTATTCTTAGCTGTCTTAGGATTCTTTCCTGCTCCACTAACACCTTGTTGTCCAAATCTGATAGTCTTTACTTTATCTCCAGACTTAGCTACAACAACATGAGATTTAGTAGGATGACTAGGAGTTCGTTTAGGTTTATTAAACCCAGACACTCCTATTCTTTTTAATCTTGGATCAGCAGCCATAATTATTTCTTCTTTCTTTTCATAGCTTTTTTCTTTTTAGGTGGTCNNCCTCTTTTACTTCCGTATGTACCNTTACCCATTGGTGGCATCGCTTTCCTCCTTTGCCTTGTTTACATGAGCTTCGCCCATTATTTTAATTTGTTCTTTTAATTGTTTATTTTCTCTTTTCAGAGCTTTGTTTACAACCCTAAGNCTAAACAACTCATCTTCTTTCATAGCTTCTTCTATGTCGCTCTGTAGTACAACTACATTATCGTTGATTTGTTCTTGCTTTCCGTTTAATTTCTCTGTTGAGTTTTCTTCTATCACTTGCTATTCCTTCAAAATAAATTTTACCTGTTGTGCTTTCTTGTCTTTTTAATTTATTAGTACGAATTTCATTTAGTATTTTACCTGCCTGTTTTTTTTGGTCTACTGTCATTACTTTCTTTTTGCCTTGTTGTCTTACTTTAGCCAACCATGTTTCGTGTGCTTCTCCTATCATAGTTTCAATAGCATTAGCTGAATAAGCATCGTTAGGTATGTAAGGTACATTGTGCAATACTGATCTGCGTTCTGTGACTGTATCATAAAAACTAAATGACAATGATTTAATACTACCTGCTCCTTTCTCTCCCAAAAGAGTTACTCCAACAGGTAGTATTAATCTTCTATCGTAAGTTTCAGACCCTACGAATTGCATTATTAAGCTCCGATGTTTAGGTATACTCCAGAATATTCAGTAGTTGCTCCAACTGCTACAACTCCACCAAGTATAAACTCAGCGCTTGAGTCGTCAGCTACAACATCTACAGAACCATCAGTAGTAGAACCTGTCATTACATTTTTACCTAATACTACAGTACCATTTGTTAATACTGCTGCAAGACCTTTTACTTGATTCCAAAAGTAATAGTTAGCTGTAACATCAGCTCTTGGAACACCTGCTGCGATACCATCGATATCGTTAACATCCCATACTTCTACTCCATTTTGTGGATTCTTTAGAATACCAGCTTGTGAAGAAGTTGTAAGTGCTGTTGCAACTTTATCAGTATCGTGTAGGTTTATAGTAAGTGCTGCGCCTGTGGCTGCTGAGGAGTGATTTTTAATACTCCACATCTGTCCTTCTCCATCAACATCGTTAATGAAAAGGTAACCATCTTCGTAATCTCCAACAGTTGTACCTGTTCCTGTATAGGAACTAGATGCTGTAACTGCTGTTGATCCACCATTAGTAAGAACTACTTGAGTAGCTCCTGCTGATGCTGCTGATGCAACGGCTAAGTCTTTAATATGGTCTGATGCAGTTTGAGCCTGCATGGTTACCTTACCAGCAGTAATTGCTTCGCCTGCATAAGCATAAACGAATTCACTACCATCTGGAAGTACCATTCTAGCTCCGATCCGATTCTTCTTTGTTGAAGAAGTAACCTTCTCATCTCCAAAAGAGCCTTGTATTGTAACAGGAAATGCCATGATTTCCCTCCTATTTATAAAGTAGAGGACTAACCTCTACGACCAACCGATNANTAAAATTCGCATAAGCTCGGTCAATCGTTACACTTATACTAGATTACAGAACTACTCCTCTGTNTCNACCATAGTTACTTCTGCAACTACAGGTTTTTCTTTTGGAGTAGGTTCTGTTTTCTTTACATTTGTTGTGGGCTTGCATACACAAGGTTTACCTTGAACTTCAAGTCTGCATTTGCCATCCCACTCTATAGGAAATAATCCTATAGCTCCTCGTCTTTGTTGCGTTGAAGGATCATTAGGTTGGTTAGGATAAGCAGAACCACAAGGCTTTGCTAAATCCCCCTCATTGTTAAACTTAGGAATATGATTCCAATATGTAGTTTTAGCTTGCCAATCTGGCAGTAAACCTTCAAATTTATCTATCCCCATATCTTTCCTCTGCTTGTTAATTTCATCTCGCAAAGGTTTATTTCTGTTTCCGTACAAATGATTGACCATATGATTCCTCCATTAATCATTAGTTATTAGTAGCTAATGCTGCTGCATCAAAGATAAGACCTGCGCCTTTAGTGTCATCTAATTCAAAGACACCATAGTCTGAGGTCATGACAACTTCTGTTGCTCTTAAAGAAGCATCTCGTTGTCTTTCTTGTCTAGTTTCTACAGAGTTAAGAACTGCCATTGCTCCNTTAGAAGCTATAACACCTGTTGCATCATCTGACGAATCTACAGCAAGGTTACCATCTTCAAAGATTGGAACATTGTTTATAGGTCTTAAACCACTATAAAAGTTTCTAAGTAAATCAGCGCTGTATCCTTCTGGAATTGCATTGGTAGCAGTAGATGCTACTGTTGCTGCTTCTTTTGAAAGATATGCTACTGAGTTTGGATGATGTAGTATGTAAACATCGCTACCAAATTTTATTAGCTTTAGCAAATGCTATTGCTCCATGAACATTTTTGTGTTTTCATTGAATTTTGGTTGCAGCGCCTACAGTAGTGCCACCATTTAAAGAACCATACAATGCGTGAACATCTGTATCTTTCTTTCTTGCCATTGCATCCCCTAATTGTTTACCAATTATTGTGAATACATTGTTTTGTTGCTCACGAACAAGTTTATCGGTTAAGATAACTTTTGCTCCTACTTCACTTGCAGTAAGATCAACTGTTGTCATTCCGATTTCTTCATCGTCAGTTATGTCTACTCCATCAGTTAAATCAGATACAGACATCTGTCCGACTTTCGGTACTGTAACCTGTTTTGAACCACTAGCTAGACTAAAGGATTCTATCAATGCCATTGCTGGAGCATTGTGTTCCTCAGTATATCTGGCTGCTGCGATTATAATTTTACTCGCATTCTCCAGATTACCTGTTGTTGCTGTTTGAGCCATTACGCCCTCCTTCCAACTATTTAATAAACCACCTAAGTGGACAAGTTACCTTGCTACTTATAATCCTAAGATTCTTTTTGCAGCAGCTACAGAATCTGGACTTCTATCTCCAGCGTTGTACTTATCAAGAAGTCTTTGTTCGCTGGTCGAACCTTCTGCTGGAGCTTGACTGTTGTCGTACTGCTGTGCAGGTACTTGCTCCTTCTTTAGTTTCGCTATCTCAGCTTTTAATTTACTGACTTCTGATTGTGAACTTGCGTGTTTCTCCATATCTTGAGGGTTGTCATATGCCATTAATTCTTTAGGAGATATATTATATTTATCCCCTATTTCCATAGCTGCATTAAACTTGCCCTTGTAATACGCATCTAAATTTTGTATGTTCTGATTATACTGTTGCTCGTTAACTCTTGATTGCTTTAACTGCTGAGTCATTTGGTCAGCTTGAGCTTGCTCCATTCCTTGCTCAACTAATGCACTATTATATCGAACAGCCTCAGACTCTATAGCCTGTCTTTGCTTTTCAACTTCATATTGCATTACTTGTTTTTGCAAAGATTCTTGATACTGTTTAGTTTCTTCAAGTTGTTTGTTCAAACTTTCAGCATCAATCTTTGGTGTTTCAGCAGGAGCTTCTGCTGTATCAGAACTTACTTGCCCATCATCCTGTGATACAGGAGCTTCGGCAGGTGTAGTTTCCGTTGTTTCTTCTGAAGGCGTAGCTTCAGTAGTTGTAGGTTCTACAGGTGTATCAGTAGCAGGCGCTTCTGTGCTTGGAGCAGCAGGCGTTGCTTCTGTAGTAGAGCTTTCTAAACTTAATTGTTGTTCGTTATTTTCGGTTACCATATAATCCTCCTATTGTAAAGTATCCTATTTTGTTTATGATTTGTCAATTATCAATCTCTTTTAATTTCCTTCTTAATGTATGTGAAAAATATTTTGTCTATTAATGGAATCAAATTATCTTTGCCTTTTGCTTTTAAATCTATTTGTCTTTGCGCATGACTACGCAATATCTTATTAGCAGTAGTCATTCCACCTTTAGAAGATATCATTAATTTGTTTATAACAGAAGTTGGAACAGGTTGCTGGTTAGTATTTCGCTCAATATAAGCTCTTTGTTCTTGCGTAGCTTTTCTTAAAAAGTTTTCTTTTAATATACTATACATATTGCTATCAAAATTTCCTGCTTTAGTTGTAGCCATATCATACAATGCGTAATACTCTGCCATTAATTTTTTGTTAGGATCAGAGGAATTAATGTCATCAGTTTGGTATTCTACTTCTATTGCTCCTTTTTCGCTACCTGCTTTTCCTGTTATGTCAAAGTATTGATTAACAAAATCTCTACCAGCAGCAACATCTCTTCCTAGTTCTTCTAGTTTTTTGTATCGATCTTCATTAATTGCTTCTATTTTTTCATAGTATTCTGTTGCATCACTTATTCTTTGTTTAGCTTCTTCGTTAAAAGGAGTTTCTTTTTCTTTAATTAGTTGTTGTACTATTTTCTTTTCATATGATTCTAAGCTGTGATAATCTTTATTAAAATTATCTAACGCTACATCTTGCATCAAATCTCCTAACGACATAGGAGT